GCCAGTTGTGACTAAGCATGGGCCGGGGTACCCATACCCCCGAGCAAACCCCCCTACAGCTGGTCCGTATCACGAGCTACAAAACCAGCCGCTTCCTCGTCCAAAGGCAGCTCCCAGGGGTCGCAAGATGCGTTCACGCGCTGAATCGGGACCTGAGCCCAATCCTCCGGCAAATCGCTAACCCTAAAAGCAGACTCGAGGCGAAGTTGTTCCTCAATAGAGAAGCCCCAAGATTTTTCAAAGAGCAGTCTGGTCGCAATGCTTATCTCCTCAAAATTAGCTTGCGCCCAGCGATCACTATGGGACGTGATCCGTTGATACTCGTAATTCCCCAAATCAAACCCCTCACGCACAAAGGGTACAGATTTAAGTCTCACAAGCATAGCATGGGCAAATGCCTGCAAAACAGGCACACCCCGGTTAATGACAGCTTCGCAGTAGGCAACACTCTTGAGCACTCGCCTTCCCCCACGGATTTCGCCGTAGTGCTGGTGCCCAGAAAAAGTGTTGGAAAGAACCTTGAGAGGGTTCCTAACCATAGTCCAACGACCATTGACGCACAACGGCTTGGACTGACCAAAAACAATGCCACTAACCTCACTGCTGACTTCGCCGAGTTCAGCCTCATGTCCTAGGGAAAGAAAGATCTTCGGTAGCTCTCGCCGCCAAAGGTGTAGATCCGAAGACCTAACGAAGATTACTGCGTTATCTCCATCAGCCAAGAAATCGAACTTGGTCTTGAGCCTTCTAGCGACAGCAACTACCAAACAACACATTATAAGTGTGTTACCTAGGCCGGTGTTGAAGTCCCCAGAAGCCCTTACACCCTTGGCACGGAATTTAACTCCTGACCGGAAACGACCAGAAAACTGCTCTTGCCAAGAGAGCAATTCCTTCAGGCGATCGTTGGGCATCAGAGCCGAATAAATTCCGTGTTCCTCCCTAAGCATCTCTAGGACAAGATGACTTTCAAACGACTTGCAGTCCACCTCGAAACAAACCATTTCGGGGTGGGACAACATTTTACGTCGCAGCAGTGATGCTCTCTGCTCTCCACTCAGGCCTTTACCAATCAAACGAGTACGCGTGTACATGCGTCGCCAGCCACGAAAGGCGGCGTAAACAGCATGTTCGAGCGGCTTTAGAAAAGTTGCTAGCTCAAGGTTGTATCTAGGATCACGACCCATTATGATCCGTGGCTTGTCCACCTTGTAATTAGACAACTTTTCACCCTTAACGAAAGCAGAAACCTTGGCATCCAAACGAGTTGGAGGGCCATCCAAGAGAATCGAAGCTTCCGCAGCCTCGTAACGCGCTCTCAACCTACTAACCCTATAGGATGAGATGACTTGTTTGTAGGACCATGCTTCCGGTGTCTCAACACGAGACTTCAAAACCCTGACAAGCTCCAGAGCAGCGGTTTTGAAATCAAGAGACCCCTGGGCATCGGGTGCCGGGTTAAGTCCTAGAGTACGC